TTCAGGAATCGACCCTCCCAATACATATCGACCCACTGCCGCTTGAATTTCTCCTCTGAATCGAATTTCGTCGGATTCAGCATGTTCAGCATCGGGAACAATTCAGTTCCACGATTGTTCCACGGCGTTCCACTCAGGCAGATGACTTTCTTCCCCTTGACTACGCGTCGCGTCATCTGAGTCCGCGTCGAATCGACTCCCTTAATCTGCTGACATTCATCGAGCACGACACATTTGATTGAATGACCGCCTTCCCACTCATTCGTGGTAGGATTCAGTTTTCCACCGATGTGGTTGAACTTCCTGATATCGAATCCCTGCTTGGCGACCGTTCCATTCTTCAGAGTGCGTGACTTCGGCGTCAGCATATCGTAGCCGACGATGTAGTGCTTCATGCCCGGTATCAGATAATCCTTTGACGTATTGATTATCTGTGGGCAGTGCTCATCTCCCAACCAATTGATCAGGAATGAACTGAACTGATATTTCAGACCTGACTTCACTTCCCACAATACAGGCCACAGTTCCGGGTGGTATTTGATGATTCCACCGGCCTGAATCGTCTTACCTAATCCCATCTCGTCTAAGATAGCGACTCCGCTATTCACGGCTAACGCCATCTCACCAAATGCCATCCCCTCTATCTGAAACTGGAATGGCTTATTCCGACCACACTTCACGCACTTATTCTTATTCCATTCGTGCGTGCATGATGGATCGCCACCGAACTGAAAGAGATGGAATGGCGTCCCTTTCGGAATCTTCTTGATGATCTGATGACCACATTCGAGCGTAATGATCTTCAGGTCCGGTGTAGTATCACCCGATTGAGGAATCGTTACTTCCTTGACTGAGCGAGCGACCTTACCACAGTATTCACACTTGTCTTGAAGCCGTGTAACTGTGTATTTCGGTGTCCTGATGACGTGTTCCTCGAATGTAATCTCCACGTCTGCGCCCGACCGAATTGCGTCGATGATTTCAGGCGACAGCGAAAGATTAGAGCAGGGCAGCGTATTATCACAGCCCACTTCTCTAGCCTTAGCTGACCACACTTCGTCATGAGCGTGGCCCGGCCCGACTATCGCGTGCGCGACTTCATGCTTGATTGTATTGACGACATCCGCTGTCGGATGAATGTCGATATGGTGGGCAGACAAGATAATACACTTGTCTTTATGTGAACACAGTCCAAGGAAATGACTGTTGGCATTCTGATTTAATCTGACGCTCCACGTCGTCAGACCGAAACGATTTAATTCGTCTCGTAATAGTTGTGTCGCTTCTTGTCGAGTCATATCGTCCTTTCGGATTCTGATTCGATATGTAAGAGTTTAGTTCTGAGCAGTGGTCGGATTCGCCAACATACGGCCCGCTTCATCTGGCGATACGTTGCGCATCTTGGCGACCATCTGAATCGTTACAGCATCGATTCCCCACTTCTGGACGGCTGCATACAATTCAGCTTTCTTGAATGGCTTCGATGGACTCTTGCTCTGTGATGCTTTCTTGACTGATTTCACTGGCGCCGGTGAATAGTTCACATCATACTGCTTGAACTTTTCACGCTGTTCTGCGTGGAGTTTTCCCGCCGCCGTCTGAAGAAATACCTGCGCGGCTCTCAGTTCATTCTCCGCCGCATTCAGTTCTTTCCTCAGATTGAACACAACTGACTGTTTGTGCGTAATCTGTTCCGCCACCATGTTGCAAAGAGTGTAATCTTTCTGATTCGCGGGGATAGCATCGTCCGCGAGTATGGCTCCGTGTAATTCGGTGAGCGGGACTGTCGCCACGATAAACAGGTCTTTATCTATCTTGACTGACTCGTCTACTTTCCGAGCCGTCTCAATGAGTGATGCGACCTGATGATTCTGACTCATGACCTGAACATCAGCGTCACGACATTCCAGACACAGCCACATATTTCCGTGAATCAGATATGTGTCCGTATCTGTCTTGTCACACTGTTCGCAGTCTGAGTGTTTCTTTAGTCTGAACGATTGCGGAATAGGCTGAAAAGTCATGACTACGATGCTTTCCGCTTCGACTGAATACGGCCCGATACAGCAGTCTGAGATGACTGAGCACGGCCCGACTGAATCCGATTGTGAGACGCGCATTCACCCTTACGCATCTCAACTAATTCGGAATAAGGATTCTCAACATTGCCCGGCAAATGTTGGACCCGTTTCACCTTACCACAAATTGTGCAAAAGAATCTCTGCATGAGATATGTCCTTTCGGATATGAGAGGTGGGAACTTACAGGAGAGCCTGACTGACCTTCGTGGAAACTGAACCCACGATGATATTCGGTATCGTGGTTCGCATCCAATCCGCATGTTCAGGACTACACGCGACTATGCCCAATGAACGCGTGCGATATACGCATCCATCTTTCCATTGAGTGATGAGCCAGATTTCGCGAAGATTCCACTTCACGCGAAATGAGCTGGCCTTAATCTGGTCTAGTTTCATTTAGTGTCCACCTTAGTCTGATTTAGTGGCCGATTTAAATTCGGCAAGTAGAGAGCGACCTGAGAGATCGTAGCACGAGCCGGGGGAGGCTGTCAACAGGGCGTAACTTGTTGACTGGTAAGGGCTTAGGTCGGTCGCCCGATGGACCGACCTGCCCATGTCCACTTTGGAGGACGTTTTTATTTCATCTCATCATTCCCTTCTTCTTATCACGCTTGGAGATTCTCATGTAATCCTCTGCTGTAGCATTGTGATCGAATGACCAATAATTCATCAGAGCACGTTGAAATGCTAACGTCTTATCTGCTCTCAGATATGGTCTGAGCATTGCGAACAGTGGTTCGACCTCCTTCACTCCAAATAATAGGGCACACTTATCACGGCCCAATTTGGTTTTATATGGTCCTTTGATTCGACCGAATCCAATGACTGATCGAAAGAACTCCAATACTTCGACGTTATCTGCTGTTTGAGGCACGTTCGCGTAGAGTTGTGGTGATACTCGACCCGTTTTCGGATTCGGATAGCTCCTATGGCACGAGACATGACCTTCACCATCAAAGAATCCGGCACACCACGCTATGTCCGTTTCCTTCACATCTCTTTCAATCATTAGATTATCCCCTTTTCTCTCAGAATCCGCTCGATCTCCTGAGGCGATGCTCCTTCTCTACATGAATCACATCTCGGTTTGTCTTCCATCATCGCCTGATCTGACATTCTGAATACATCCTCGCATTCCCAACATACAGCATCCTTCGTCAAGAGGATATGGCTCAATCCATCATGAACGAACCACGAACACATCGTACATGTCCAGGTCGTAGTTTTCTTCGCTGGCACGCGTAAGAACTTGTGTACATGTTTAGCCATCTTATTTTCTCCAATCTGAGGAGTTGACTCCGGTGTAGTCTCGACTGGGCACGATCCGTGCCGTCTGGTCTGTCTGTGTGTCCGTGTGTGTTCGACCCGACCGTATCCTACCATACACACACTCGACCTGTCAACCCCCAATCCCATCTCCTAAAAAATCCAAAAAAAAAAAATAAGAGGGAATATAAATGTATTTATGATGTGGTGAGGGGTGGGGGAGGTGGTGTGTGTGTCCGGGTAGGCGGGGGGTTTCGACACTCACACACACTGACACACACTAGAATTTATTACCCACGATAGAGGACGATAGAGGGCGCGCACAGCACTAAACAGCGAGCGATAGCGAGTTATATGATTATTCTGAATTGGATTGAGGGAGGAGGCGCACAGCACGAAATAGTACGCGGAGCGTATCGCGCACAGCTACGATTATTGATCTGATTGAGGGCGCACAGCTAATGAGGGGGTCCCCGAGGGGGCACGAGGGTGGGGGATTTCTCCCCCGGTTGGCGGTCTGGTTAGCGGTTAGCAACCTTGCGCCAATTGTTCTGGCGGTCGCGCTTCTCAGTGATTGCCGCCACGAGGAGTGTCACGGCGGCATCATGTGTCATACCAGCGCGGACGAGATACGCAAGGGCTTTCTTAAAGGCACGAAACTCGGTGATAGTGAGAGTGGCAAGAAAAGTGTCCATCGTGTGTCCTTTCGGAATTTCACAGATTGAAATAAGAGGGAAGAGTTGACAACTCTCCCCCCTGTTCAGAGTGTTACTTGCGGAACTCCGAAGTCCATTCGATACCCGTGACGGCGGACGCCGTGGCGCGGGCTTCTTCGTGAGATTTCTTCGCCGCACGCAGGCCCAAGTAAATCGTCTTGAGCTGTTCCTGCGGGTCGTTCTCAAGTGTGGGCTTCTCGATGTTATTCGCCTTGAGCGTGAGCGTGCGCTGCGCACTCAGAGCCGCGCCCTTGCGCTTCGTGTTCACCATGTCCAGAACTTCTGAATCCTTGGGGAACTCGTTCGCCGCACGCATTTCGGTAACGTTCTCGAATGCATCGAACGAATACTCGAAATTGATGGGCGGGTTGATGACCTTGCCGAATGCCGACTCAATGACGGCGGTTTCTGTGACTGTCTTCATTCTACACGCTCCGTTCTACCGTTATTGGTAGCCTGTGGGCGGGAGACTCGTTGAGCCATCACCGCCGAACTTGGTCTATCGTTTGGGGTTTCACCTTGCGGTTACTCGCTTAGTCCGAATCGACAAAGAGATTGTCTCACGGGACCGGGGACCCGTCAACAATTATTTTGGGGTTGGAGCAAAATTCTTTCGAGCCGTCAGAGCGCGAATCGGATGCCTGGGGGACCGGGCCGGGCCGAGCTGAAGTACTTTGTTTCACAAAGGTGTTGACAAGTCGCACAGCCCTGTGATGCTCTTGTTCTTGAAGTTCTTTGCGGGACAAAGTTCACGCGATGGCTCATGGGGGTATACCCTTGCACGTAATTATACACGCTCGTCTCCGGGGCGGCTTGGTTCCAATCGAAATCGGTAGGGTAATCTAATAGAACTGATATTCAAATCATAAATAAACAACCCATCATTAGGGTCCCATATTGTGGTTCCATCAATCCCCAATATGTCAGAATGAATACCATATATGAGTGTATGAAATCAAGACACTCGATCGGAGGGAATCAGGGATTTTAGGGGAGGTAAGTCGTTGACTCGAAAGGACTTAGGGCGATCGCCGGACTTGACAGGCGTGAGATGATCGAGTTGAGGGTTGGCCTCCCTCCACTCTAATTGGTCACAATAAAATGTAAGACTATGTGGAGTGATGAGTCATGCCCATCGGAATCGTATCAGACGACGATCTTGCTCTTGAGTTAGAACGTCTAAACAAGGGGAAGAAGAAATCGGAGCCGATAGTTCAGACTCCCGAGATCGTAGACATTCCGACTAAGGGTAGAAACGAAGGGGATGTAAATGTCCCTGAATCACTTAGGAAGATCATAGGAGAGACGGCGCTACTCGATGGTAGACAGTCGGCGCTCCAACTAGCAGAACAGTTTGGTTTATCTAAAAGCTCGGTTTCTGCGTATACGAAGGGTGCTACTAGCACGACTACTTACAATGAACCCAACAAAGAAATAATCAGCCACATCAATAAAGCTAGACAAAGAGCTATAAAGAAAGCAAGTCGAACACTGAATGGAGCACTAGAGGCTATCAGTCAAGATAAGTTAGATCAGACTGATGCCAAAGATCTATCAGTCATAGCGAAGAATATGTCGGGCATCATTAAAGATCTCGAACCTCCTCAGACTTCAGATTCAGATCCCTCCAGTTCTAATACTCCACAATTCGTTATATTCGCTCCACAATTCAGAGATGAGCGGAGCTTCGAGTCAATCGTTGTGAACGAATAGTTCTGATACAGGCCCCTGGCCTGCGTGTTGGTCCTACGGACCACTTGAGATTTAACAAGTCAGGAGAATCAGATGGATGTGTTCCAACCACGTCGCAACGATGTGTATCGCCCAGTCTTCCTAGCTGAAGATTCTGAATCGGTCATGTTAAGTCTGGAGAAACAAACGCGCGTCAAGGAGATACTCGATATCTGTTCGTCAGATAGTCGATTCGCTCAGAAGGCGTACGACGCGATTCAGTTCATTCTGCTAGCGGAACCAACTGTCCCACCTCAGATCGAATCCCTCTCACCCAATTCAGCCGTGCTCGGATCAGAGAATTTCACTCTGACTGTTCGAGGTAGTGGATTCAGTGACGGCGCGCGTATCGTATGGAACGGATCATACGAACCGACAACACTCGTATCGGATACAGAACTCAATACGATAGTAAATATGGACACTGCTGAAGTCGCCATGGACATTTCAGTTCAGGTGCAGAATTCAGATGGTGTGACATCGAATACTGAGACATTCAGTCTGACTTCTCCTGTCAGACAGAATGATTCATCGGGCCGTGATTCAGATAATCGATACGATGGAGGAGCACCACAGAATCGTCCATCATATAAGTCAGACGAAGCACGTTTGAAAGCAGAACGTGAAGAGGAACTACGTAAGAAAGGAATGCATAAAGAAGCTCTTCAGAGAGAAGAACATGATTCAAAGAGTCATGGTGGTTCATTGACTCAGAGTAAAGAGACCGGAACTGATAAGGTCGAATCTCCTAGCTTCGGTTCAGTAGATCCGAATCGTGGAAATACTGAGGGCAAACGAGATTCAATGGTAGAGTCTGAGAAAGGTCAGACTAAAGAGGATCAGACTAAATCATTCAATCAGACGATTGAAAAAGTCAAGGAAATACAAAAGCAATTCAATAAACCTGAGACACCTCCTGAGCCGATGAATAAGGGTGTGGGAAATCCTGCATCAGGATCTGGCGAAAAAAAGTAGATCGAAGGAATAGGGAAGTCAGAAAGGTCATACGCGCACTTCGTCGATTAATTGAGGACTGATATGACACAGAGTGTTCCGATCGGAATGTCAGTCACATTAGATCAGAATGTGACGTATGCTCTACCTGCGAAGCCTGTCTACGTGAATTCGAGTCAGGCAGTTCAGACCTCACTAGATGGAACGACGTGGAATGCGTATACTGCGGGATCAGTCAGTTCAGGTAAGTTCATTCGATCTACTCTTGTAGGAACTATAGTCAGTCTTAGTGAAGCTGGTAAAGCAGCCGGATCTGGAACTGTCAGTGGATCAGGTTCATTCCAAGACTTCATTGCAGTTGGAGCTAATCCTGCTCAGTCTGGTCATATTAGACTTCCTGATGCAGGAGCGATAAAAAATAGAAATATAAATGGCGCGTCGGATATGTCGGTTCTGACAGCCTATACTTCAGTCATAGTATTAGGTGAAGGTCAGCCAGTATCAATGTATGGTCCTCTCAGTCTAGGACTAACTCCAGCCCAAGGAGGTATGGTTAGATTACCAAATGGACAGGCAATTGCTTGGCGTAACAATGCTAACACTGCTGATATTATAGGTATTGTAGTTATTGCTAATGATAATCTTCAAATAAATGCAGGAGGAGCATTAGTATTTCAAACTAATGCAATTAGTCGTTGGTATATAGATAGCAGCAATCTAGCTCCTTTGACTAATGATCTCGCGAGTATTGGAACTGCTGCTCTTAAAGTGAAAAATATTTTTGTTAGTGGAGCAATAATGACCGGCATTAAAGCTGGTGCTCCAGTAGATGCAGATGTAACTAATCCTACTGATGGAATGATAAGAATTGATAGCACTAATAGTAAGATTTGGGTTAGAATAGGTGGCGTTTGGAAGGGTGCTCTACTAACCTAAAGTGATGTGGTTTCTCCTGTTTCTCGCTCTCTTTCAGAATGGATTTCCCATCACTCGATATCTACTGTGGGAAATGAATTCTGACTCTGACAATGTTTCATACTATTCAGTTCAACTAGATGATGATCTAGCTCAGATAATATATACGAATGATTGTGATGCTGTGATCAAGACGTGTTCAGTTCAGATCATTGTGCCAAACAATAAGAACCATGAAATATCAGTTAGGGCGACTAATTCAAATGGAACATCAAGTCCTACAGTTCTAAGATTCAGAATAAAGAATTCGAATTAAAGGAGAGATGAGATGGGATTCTTAGGCGGATTGAAGAAAGCATTCACGGCTCCGAATCGAATGTTAGGAAAACTACCGGGAATGCAATCGGTCGCTAAGTTACCGGGCATGAATGCAATGATGCCGGGTCTGAGGAACAGACCAAATCCACCACAAAATGCGGGCGTGGGTATGGGTCAAGGAATTGGGCCGTCACAAGTTCCAATGCAACAGATGGGACAGATGGATCAGATGGAACCACCCGCGCCTGAAATGATGCCCCCACAATCAATGGGTGGTCAGATGCCTCCACAAATGGGACAGCAGAATCCCATGATACAGCAGAAGATGATGCAATTGAGAGGAAAGATGGGACGATCACCGGGAACTGGTCCGGGTATTGGGCCGTCAATGTTTGGTTAATTGTTGTTCGCCCGGAGGGCGCGTATGGCGAGCATTGATTCAACTCAACCAAAATATAATCCAAATGAATGGCGTCCAGAGCCAAAGCAAGAACTCTTCTTATCCGTTCCCACTAGTATTAAAGAAGCATTCTACGGAGGTGGTGCCGGTTCTGGGAAATCGGATGTGCTGCTTCTTTACGGTATTGTACACAGATGGCATGAGCATCCTAAATTCAAACAAGTATTTATGCGTCGTACTTTCCCTGAACTGAGAAATGAAATCATTCCACGATCGCGTGAACTATACAGGAAGTTCGGAGCAACGCTGAATAAAACTGAGATGTGCTGGACCTTCCCGAGAGAAGATCAGTACGGAACTGGAACATCAACTAAATTCGGACCAAAGAACGAGGGATCGATGATATTCCTCGGTCATTGTGAGAATGAAGACGATGTGCATCAATACGACACTATGCAGATTAATTTATTCACGCCCGATGAGCTTACGTCTATCACTGAATGGATATATCTCTATATTGGTTTCCAGAGGGTTCGATCGCCCGTGCCAGAGTTGCCCAGTATTATCCGTGCTGCTGGTATGCCCGGAGGTATTGGTCACACCTGGACATTCAAACGATTCATTAAGCCCTATCCCAAAGGTGGACGAATCATCATAGGTCGAGGGGGCAATAAGAGAATCTACATTCATTCGACTCTTGAAGATAATAAACATATCGACCCTACCTACCGTCAGTCACTTCAGGGCATCACTATTGATGCTGAGCGAAAAGCGAAGTTATATGGTGACTGGGATGCGTATCAGGGACAGGTTTTCGACGAGTTCAGAGATAGAAAGTTTGAAGATGAGCCGGATAACGCTCTTCACGTCATTCCAGAGTTTGAGATTCCATCATGGTGGCCG